TTTATTGCATCAATACTATGATACCCGAGCCCTCATTAATTGTGAGTCCCTCAGGGTAATTTATGGTAAAGCATGATCTACAGCTCAACGAAGTAGAACTACCTTTCCAATGTTTCATCAATCAGATGAATTGATTCACTGTAATCACTCTCTTTCTGAGTCTGCCCACTTAATCACTTGATCTAGGGCTGTGTCCGAAGCATTTTGACTTATCTATTTCAAGTGTGGAGCAACAGCTGAAATGATTGGAGCTGCTTCTGGTATGGCCATACCTAAAGTCATGGCAGCAAAATCAGTTGCTCCTTCAATTAAATCTTCTACGATGTCAGAAGATTTCATTTTATGTGCTCCCCAAGACAATAGATCTTTGAAAATCGGGACAACTGTCTCATCCCAAATTCCAAGTTAATTTTGCATTAGAGCAGCTTACCTCATGATGTCCAATTTTATTGCTGCTGACTCTCTAAAGACAATCTATGGAGTCATAGATCTTTGTATTTAGATAGCATTGGTGTATTGTTAACCTAACATACACATCGTTGATTCTAATCCATATTCTTCTTGAACAAGCAAACCTTCGTAATGATGAATAGCCTCATATTCGAAAGAAGAACCTGCCTACGCTCCTGTGACTTTATGCATAACAGAATGATTTCTGTCGAGAGTATTGAGAACAATATTTACTTTCTTGCCTGTTCCATAAGTGTCTCCTATTTTAGCCAAGGCTTCGTATGGTACTATCAGTCTTTTACCACCAAGTAGATCATCTACAGCTAGCATCAGGTTAGAATCATGGAAAGTTGCGAAGAATTATCCTTCTTTCTTCTACTGCAACTGGTCAGGTTGGGAATCTGCTGGGTAGCAGTGTGAAAACCATGGCATTTGTTCTGAGTTATTAGTGTACCTCTAATCACTAAGGTTAGTTGTCTCGTCCTCAGTTTGAGGTCTGAAAGTCGTCATTACTGAAAATCCTGGTTTGTAACATTCTGTTCCACTCTGTTAAGTGTCTATGGAGTGAAGGTAAAGTTTTCTTTTTCCTCTGCCAGGTCTACCCAATTCATTATCCCACTTTGTGCCAGATAGATAATGCATTCCTCTCTGACCATACTAAACTTCCATAACTCCCGATTCGTTCTCTAGCCTTGAAGTCTTGAATACTCTCAAACCGGCTGCAACTGTTCTTTATTTAGAAAATCTATTCTATGGGAAACTCCATTAAATGGGTTTACAAATCTATAAGAATTATTGTATGTTGAGTCCTGTTTCTAACAAAGGATAATTAACCTCAGTTTAATTATATGTGCTTGGATCAGCGGCATCTAAATTCTCATGGGGTTCAATTATGTAAGATTCAGTTGGTTTTGCCACTGGCTCATCATTTAAGAATTCTGTGGATACATTTACGGTTGGGTTAAAAATGTAATAAGGATTTGCGTTGTAAGTATCCATATTACCCCACAACACGGTCGGTCCTTTGTCTGGATGGGTTATTGTCACATTTTATGACGCAAATACTGAAGTAGTACCAGTTTCTTAAGGTAACAATTATGGTACTCTGACTCCTTTAGTGTCATAAAAGAAAGGATCTAAAAGAGATCTTGCGTACTGATGATTTGCTTGATCTTACAATTCATCTCTGTACCTTTTCAGCAAATTTCTGAGCTAGCTTGGTACGCACTTCAACCTTTACATGTTTGCATTAACTCCATTCTTGTACTCTTAAATTATCCTGCAATGTTCCAAATCTTTACTTTGTGCATCGGCTTGAGTCTGCCTTAATTGAAGCATGAGTTTAGTGTTATCATCCTCCAATTGCTTAACTTTTCTCATGAAAGTTCCTGAGGGTTGGTACTCTGCTTGTGCTTTAGATTTTCCAAGAACAACAGACCTAGGATTCACAAACTGGTTAGAAGCTTATTAATAATGATCTTTGAGTTGCTAATTATTCTTGTAGTGAGCCATTGCTGTTTCTAGAAAACCTTTGTATTGACTCTCTGAGAATTGTTAACCATAACTTACCACATAAGAATTAAGTGGTATGTTGAAGTCAAAACCCAATTTATCGTTATGACTAGTTAAAGGTTTTGCTGTTCTGCGTGCTACCTACCGGTCAAAATTCTTCATATCGATGAAATAATCCTTAGCAATTGCAGCAACTACACCTCTTTCTGCCAAATCCTTCAAAATTCCTTGAACTGCAGCGATTTCATCTTTATTTATTAAGACTAAGGCTGGTGCATTAAATTGCACTTTGCCAGATTTATCTTAAACTTCAATAAGTTGAATGTAAATCAAATCTTTGTCCGCAGGAAGTTTACCTGAATCAGAGATATACCCAATTTCTTAAACCATTGTGTCTCTGATACCTTTGATTGTACTGTCGGTCATTTTGACTAAATTACTTTTTGAACTATATATATATATTTTAAAAATAGTTCTTTGGTCAGCATGATTAAGCAGTGTTTATTCACTACTGATCTGACTTTGTGGTTAATTGTAGTCATCCTGTAAACCTTTGATTCTACTTAGAATTTATGAATTTGTCTGTAAACACGGATCGCCTATGCTATGTCTTAATAATGCATTCTCACCTCGACAATAATCTTTATGGTAGACTGGTCTTTTACTTGCTGGATTTGATTCTTGTATTTCTTCATCAGTCAGCTTTATTTCAGTGTAAAGTCCCTCTTTCTTGATTTAGTCAATCATCTGGTCTATCCTACTAGCATATTTCTTAGAGAAATAATCCAAGAATCCCTGTTTGTTTACCAATTCATTGTAGTTTCTGAATTTAGATTTTATATTCTTATTTTAGTCTACTTCTAAACTTAAATCTTTGGTTAATTTCTCTATTTTCGTCATGCATTTTAATGCTTTATCTTTCTCAAAATCTATACACTACCTTTTCTTAGGTAACAAACTTTGGATAACTACAGCCAGTTCAATGATCTTAGGATGTTTATAGTATTAATGTATTAGAGAAGCTAATTTGCATTATAGCAATACGTGAGCACTTTCTGAGTCTTTCTTAAAATTTTTGTGTGTCCAGCCTAACTTAGTCCATGATCTAAAGAAAGGTTTGCATGCGAATAATTAACCTGTTTAATCTTACTCTATTTTAATTTAGCAGAATTTAGAACCTGAAGCTTGCTAGTGTTTATCATATTCTGTTTTAAATCCTAACTATTACACTACTTGTAAACAAACTTAAGATAAAGAATATTTGCCATAGTACGCTTCCCGCATCAGTGAGTCATCACCCTCGACTATTATTGCATTATCTTTGTTTTCTCTGCCAAATAATCTCTCGAATATTTCGTGTGGATCTTATACTTTCTTCAATAATTGCATGACTTCTTGGTGATCCATGTCACATAACATCATATAACAAGGGTATATCAACAACATATTAGTGAGTAGAGTATTTCCCCACGATGTTGATTTCTCACCAGAATTCCTAGAATGACCTCCCATCAAGTGACAACCTTCCATCTTGACGTTCATCTTTCCTATTGCTATTGCATGCCATATTTCTGCGAGTTTGTCACCTCCAACTAGTTATGCTGCTTTCTTTTCAATCATGGCGAATCTAAGTGTTTAAGCTGCATCAAAAGATCCATAATCCATTTCAAGAAATTCTGTGCCTTTGTTGCCCATCTCTATTAATTTATTTGCTATCTACTCTTGAGTAAATCCTTTTACCATGGTTGGAACCTTGAGGTACAGTTGATGTTAGATAGCATCAGATAAAGGACTACCTAAATCTCTCAATATTTCCGTTCTAGCCGAGATTAACCTTCCTATTCTAACATCGCCTGTCAAAGTTTCTACCTTAACGAAACCAGATGTGCTATTTTTCATAGTAACAACATTACCAAAAGCATTCTTCCATTTATGTTCTCTTTTATTTTTAGCAGCCTGTGTCGCTGCACTATTTCTTATGTTGTGTAAAACTTTCTCAAATAGTGCTTAATGATCTTCGTAGAGAGCTGATATCTCATAGTCTCGTTCGAGTATTTTCTCTAAATATAAGTTCACAAATTCTAATAATTCTTCGACTTTCTCAGGGTTCTGTTATTGCTTAGAATACTGTGTTCTTTATACTCCTGCTTACAAAGTATTCAGACCACATGGACATTGTACGTCATAATTAACATTATTTGCTACAGGTGCTATTTAAGTATGTACTCCTTTATTATCACCGCATTTAGCAAGTTTCTATTAATTTAAGTTAACTACATATTGTGTTCTATTACACCTCACCATAGGAAAGGGAGCTTTCTAACAATGTGTTGGATACAGTTTACTATAACCATTTATCCTCTCATACCTTACTGGTTTGGGTGGAGTCTCTTCGTACAACTGATTTATTATCTGGCAATTTTTGATTGCTTCTCTCTTAACTTTATTTGTGATAATATCATCGTTGCCTACTAAAGTTAATCCTGCAATGTTCACTGTGGGTGTGTAATTGAGGCCTTGTTACTTTACCATAGAGTATGCCATACACAGTAACTTGTACCTTAAACTCTTAACATAGCCCATTAAAGTGATTTCTTGACAAGTCTCACAATCACAGTCTAC